CACCCCACTGGAAGATGATTTGCGCGTTGCCTGCGTTGCGGTCGGCACGTATGGCGTTGACCAGCGAGTCGAGGAAGGCTTCACTGTCGGCTCCGGCGTCCTCGGACTTGCGGTGCGTCGATCGCATGAAACAGTCCAGCACGACTTCGTATTCGACGGATTTGCGACCGGAGTGCGTACCACCGAGAGCGATGCGGTCCTCGATTTGGCTGGCGAAGTAGATGTAGACCATTGCGCCTGAGCTGTGACCAGGGTCCTCTCCGGCGTAAAACTCCATCTCGGGAGTGAACTTCGCAGGGAAGGGTTTGACGGTCGAGAGGTAGGTAATCCCAGCACCACTTAGGTACGAGGCAATCTGCGCTCGGACTGTGGCGCGTGACATTAGTTGCGACCCCAGACCTGCTTGAAGGTGTCGAGCAGTTCTTTGCCTTCAGCATCGTCGGAAGCGTTGGTCACCGAAGTTCCAGAGACTGCGACCGGCTGGCCCATTTCGGTGAGCACCAGTCCACCCTGACCTCGTTGCTTGACCATAGCGACCACGAAGTGAATCACGGCTTGCTTGACGCTGGCAGGAAGCGAGGAGAAGTTGCAGCCGGAACCGTGGGCGTACTGCGTAGCCGAGGCGAGTGGAACCGTGAGGGAAGCGTTGTCGTAACTCGAGGACACCACGACCGACTCGTCGTTGATGCCGTCCCAGATAGTCATGGTCATTCCGGCGTAGATGCCGATGGCGCTTTGCACGACCAGCGAGGTAGAACCGGCTGCGGCGTTGGCGTTGAGGAAGGTGTTGGCGAAACCGTTGACGTAGGTGTACTGCACGAAACACTCGACGTTGGTCCCATACGCGCCACCGAGGGCGTTCAGCGATCCGATGGAGGTGATGCGACTCAGGCCCATAGCGTTCGTGACAACGAACTGGTGACGCTCGATTTCGCAGTTGTTGGCGCTGAGCGTGGCAACGTCCATTCCTGCGCCAGGTAGTGAACCGGCTGCGAAAGACTGCACTTCGAGGATGGGCCAGAACTCGGGGTGGATGATGAACTCACCTAGACGGTTGGGTCGGGTGCGTCCGTTCTCCGTGTTGACTGAAGCGCAGAGCGTACCGAGAGCACCGAGGCAGTAGTTGTCTGCCTTCGCCGAAGCACGAACGATGAGCTCCTTGAGGGCTCGACGCTGGACTGCATCGGATCCGTTCTCGATGAGGTTGGAGAAGTCGATGGCGCTGGCGGTTGGTGAGGCTAGAACTTCCTCGACGGTGACGTAGGGGCTTCGAGTGCCTTCGGAGAGAACGTAGGGGGCGATGACCATTTATTGTTCCTCAGGAAGTAGTTCGGTGCATTCGCACTTGGCGCAGGAGTTGCGGTACAGCGAGACGAACTTACAGCCACAAGTGCAGACGTAACCCAGCGCGTTGCGGAATGTGATACCAGCCACAGCGAAGTCTCCTGACTTGACGAGGGAGCGAGCGTTCACACCGTCGACGTGAAACGTGCCGTCCTTGTGGCGAGGGATCACTTTGCCCTCGTTGACTTGGATGGAAGTTAATGCCCTATCGGAGCCGACTAGTCGCACTTTCGTTCCTTCGATGTGTAGACGATTGGCGCATAGGGATGCGACAAGAATGCGAGTAACAACTGCGAAGCTTGGTCGATGACCACGCCCTTGACTGCGTAGAACAATTTCATAATTTCCCTTTAGCGAAAGAAGGGAGAGTCGGGCAGGGGGAAGGGAAACTCCCTGCCCGACTCAATCCCCAGGTGCTAGGCCCGAAGGCTTAGCGAACCATGCCTATTACGAGGCGATGATGTTGGTGATGCAACCCGACCACGCCGGAGCGCGGAAGGCCAGTGATCCGTAGATGTACGAAGAAACGTCGTACGTGAAACCGATTTGGGGCCATTCGAGCACCATCGTGTCAACAACGTTGTGAACCTCGACGGTGTTGCTCACACCTGAGTCGGGGAACGGCAACTGCTTGCTGTGGATGATGGCAGTGCCAACGGGGGCGAAACGGTGCGTCTCGAAATCGACGAACTTGCCCGTGGCTTCGTTCTGGATTCCTTGCACCATTGAACCGAGAACCACGCCGTCGGAACCGGTCTGGTAGTTCAGACGGTAGGCGGCAGTGCTCGCGTTGTTCTGGATTGACTTCGCCAACGAGCGACGAATCGCAGCCGTGGTGTAGACAACATCGGGGTCAGCCATCGAGGAGTTCCACAGTGACACGAAAGCGTCCTGGAACTCAGCGCCAGGCTCAGAAGTGCTGAGCGCACCGTTGAGGGCCTTGACGTAACCCGACTGCGTGGTGTCCGTCAGGGTGCTGACGAAACCATCGTAGGCGAGCGCCGAGTACGAACCGTCAGTCGCGGCAGCAGCGGTGCTGGTCGCGAAGGTCAGACCGAGCAACGAAGCCGAAGCGACGTTGTACGAAGTGGCCTTGTAGACGTTCGGAGTCGAAGTCGTGGCGTAGATGTTGATGGCGAGCGTTCCTGAAGGAAGCGTTCCGGTGTAAGTGACCTTAACGCCCTGACCAGAAACGGTCGTGACGGATCCAGCACTAATCGGAGCGGTCTCACCGAACGAGGATGACAGGGTGACCACGCAAACCGTCGAGGCGGTTCCGACCGTGATACCGGTTCCGGTGGTGTCAGCGACAGCCGTGAACGCCAGTCCCGAAATCGACAGAGCCGTCGAACGAGCGTTGAGCATGTTGCGCTCCTCGCCGAGCATGGTTGCGTACAGCAACGATGTGTGGCTGAGTTGACGGAGATCCGTGTAACCCTTACCGGCGAACTCGGCCTGCATGCTGACGGAGTCAGACACACCCTGTTCGACGAAGGACTTCACAATCTTGTCGGCCGCGTACTGAATCGTGGTCGGACGGTTGAGCGTAATGCCACCGAACGAGGTCGAAGCACTGGTCGAGTTGAAGAAGGTGTTCAGGTTAGCGACACCACCGACACCAGCGTTGGACAGACCAGTGATGCGACGGAACTCGAAAGCCTGACCCTGCGCAGCCATGCGAGGGATTGAGTTGCGGAGCAACAATTCCTTCGGGACTAGGTAGGACAGAACTGGATCGAGGTTGTACGGAACTAGACCAGTGACGCCTGAGGTCGAGTTGTTCAACGGCGAGGTCAGTGACCAGGGGGCGTTGGACTTGTCGATGTTGGCGAGAGCTGACGTAACGGCGGACAACTGATCGCCGGACAAGCTCTTGCTGATGTCGTTCTGAAAGTCTGCAACGCGGTCGGACAGCGAAGGCGTCTCGACAATTCCGCGTGAGCGCTCGAAGGACAATTCCCCACGAGCGGCCTTGTTCAGGGTACGGGTTTGGACTGCGCTCAAGGCTGCTTTGTAAGCCTCGAAGCGTTCGACGCGCTGTTCAGCAGGAAGTCCGCCGAATAGCTGGTCAATGGAGGGAGCGGCGTATGCCATGTCTCTCTACCTTTCGTTAGTAGTTGTGGTGACTTAGAACTGCGAAGCCTGTGCGTCGAGACGGCGAGCCGCGTCGAGGTACTGGTTCCGAAGGTCGGGGTCGGTGATTTGTGAAGCAAGAAGTCGGCGGCGTTCTGCCTCGACCTGCAAGGCGGTGACCTGAGCAGTCTTGTTTGACTGGGCTCCGGTCTGACGGAGGACTGGTCCCCCTGGTGCAGCCATCTCGCGAACCTCGTCCAGCGCAGCCTTGAGGACCTTGATGTCCTCCTCCTGCTTGGTGAGGGCCGCCTTGTAGGTGGCGATTTCCGTTTCGAGCCCGAGGGCCTTCACGATTTCTGAGCGCAGTTCGTCGCGTACCGAGTCGGTCGCGTCAGTTGCACTTGCGGATTTGATGAGATCGGCGCTAACGCCTAGTCCAACGTAAGCCATGTAGTCATCTCCTTCGGGAGTCTCGTTTGATTCTTCTTCGGTGTACGGAGCGACAGTTTCGCCCTCGTCCGATTCGCCGTCCCACCAGTTCATGAACATCTGAAGCGAGCAGAGAAGTTCCTGCACGTCACAGATTTCATCTTCGGTTCCAGCGAGCATTTCGTCGAGCTCTGCCTTCATCAGGGCGATGAGTCCGGCGCGTACCTGGTCAAGTGTTGCTTGGTCGTGTTCGACGGCCTTGAACGAGTCGGGGATGAGGTCCTCTTTGCCGAGGGCTTTCGCTCGAGCGATGATGTGAGCCACGGCAGCAGCGCGATCCTTCGCACGACCTACGGACTGGATGGCGTTCTTCAGGTCCTTGACGGTCTTGATGGGGAATCCACCGTTAGGCATCGCTTGACCGGACTCGGCCATGTCCATGCGAGCGGAGTCGGAGTAGTCCTTCTCGAGTTCGGCTTCGGTTCCCTTGATGTCACGGTTGTCGAAAGCGGTCTGGATGCTGGGGCTGTTCTGCTCGATGTTCTCCGAGCGGCCGGAAGGCTCCACGCCCGAACCGAGGCAGACTTCGCAGTCGACGTGCTCGCCGTGGGGCGTGTTGGTCTTGGCTCCGGTTCCGAAGCATGAGTTGCAGACTTGGTGGCCTGCGTAAATTGCGAGGTCAACTGCAAACGGCTGTTCTACCTGGACCATGTCCTGGCTAATTTCTTTTTCCACGTCAGTCACGGCTGACCCTTTCACTAATTCGCCGTCAACTGACTTAGCGATTTCGATTACTGCAGAAGGATTGGCCGGACGATCGACGAGCGACAGTTCCACGATGGTCCCCGAGATGATTCTGCCACCAGGGGCCGATGCGTCCTTCACGACTCGAGCGCCCTTGATGCCAATGCTGAAACCGGTGTAGATGCCTTCTTCGACCTTCATGGCCGCGTCCTTGTCGACAATCTTGGCTTCGACTGCGTAGCCGGAACCCCTTGTGGACATCTCCGTAGCCTTGCCGACTGCCTTGCTCTGGTGCATCTCCCTGACGTTGCCGACTTCCATCCACTTGGGCATGGCGGTCTTGAGCCATTCGGGGTCACAGATTTGCTCGTCGAGGTCGAGGGTCGCGTCGGTGGCGATTCCCTTCACGCGAAGGAAGCCGTCCTCTCCGCGCTTGGCAATGAGGTCTCCGACGTAGGCATGGGTGATTTCAGACATTTATTCCTCCGTGGAATATTCGGTAGCCATGCCGACAATGGCACAGCGACAGTTGGGGTGAGCTGGTGGGTAGTCATCGCCGAACGAGTGGTCACCCTCGAGGTCGAGACACTCGGGGCAGGCTCCTTCGTAGGCGATCCATGTGAAGCCAGGCAGGTCCGCTAATTGGTACTGGTCCATCGACGAAGCGTTGAAGGCTCGCTGGGTCTCGGTTAAGGCAATCATGTCCGAGCGAAATGGGTCCTCGAGGACATCGTCGACGTTGGTTCCAATTTCCGATGCAGTCGCGCCGACAGCCAAGCCCTCAGCGATAATGTCGCCGATGCGCCGGAGAGTGGTCTGCTCGATGCCGTGAATCATGACGTTGGCGTTTCGCAGAATGGTCTCGAGTCCACCGTCAGCGACTTTCAGCGCCGCTTCGGGGTGTCCAGGTGTCCATTTGTCCCAGTTGATGCCACCGACCAGTCCGTTGATGCCGGAGCCGAGTTTGGCTGCACCCCCGAGTTGATCCATTGCTAACTTCGTGCCTCGAAGTCCGGCGTCTCCGTAGAGGTCCTTGACTGCCTTGAGTAGGGCTGGCTTGTCCATCTTGACGTTGTGGGTGACTGCCATTCGAGCGGCAGCCTTGTCCTCGGGCTTCGCGGCCTTGAGTGCGCTCATGGCTTGAGTGATGGCCTGCGCTACTCCGGTGACTGCGAGGGCCTTGCGGATAATCGGCGCGTAGTAGTCGGCGATTTCTTGCTTGGCGTCGTGTCCAGGTAGTTCGCTGAAATGGGGTCTAGTAGCCCCAGGTGCTTTTGGGGTATCAGTCCCCTTGACCAAAGTCCGACCTTGCTCGTTCAGTTGTTCAGCCAAGTCGGGGGCAACGTAGACAAACTCGAAGTCGCGCCATTTTCCAGCCTTGACGCGCTTGGATAGGAACTTCTTGAATGCGACCTGTTCTGCAGCAATTTCGTCTTTGGCAGGCGATACGTCGAGCGGTGGCTCCGAGGGCGCAGAATCGGCTTCTGGGGCTGTCTGAACGGTAGTCTCGCCTGCACCATCGGTTGCCATCGTGCCACGGAAATAGACGGGGCCGTTAGCGGTCATGGCGTAGGGCTCGTCGGCGGAAGGATCGTCGTAGAGGGGCATCCCGATTTCACCACGCACGTCGTTCAGGGTCAACTGACCGGAGGCGAGGGCAATCTGGAAGGTCTTGGCTCGGGCTTCTTCGTTGGTCGCGGACTGGTCATCGTTGAGCACGAAGGTGATGTTCTTGTCGGCTCCGAGGAAGCGACGGCTCAGGGAGTTGATGACCTCGATGATGAAGTTCTCCATCGGCTTCTTGGACACGGTTTCGGCGTTGTCGGCTTCACCGTCTGCACCGTTCTTGTTCGACCCCATTCCACCTCGAGGCATGACGCCGAGTTGCTGTGGTGAGACACCGAAGCAGGAAGCGATGCGCTTGATGATGAAATCGTCGTAGTCGGCTTTATAGTTGGCGTCGATTTGGGGCATGGCCACTGGGTCGAAACCATCGGGAAGAACTTTGACGCGGTGACGCTCGCTGGAAGTTCCGGTGAGTTTGTCGTTGAGGACACGCTCGAAGGCTGCGAGTTTGAGGTGGTCCATTTCCTGCGAGTTGGTGCGCATCCACGTCTTGGGTGTGGATCCAGCCTGGAACTCGTCACGCATCCAGTTTTGGCGCTCGAGGTAGAGGGTCGCAGCCGGAATGCACTGTTCGACTGAGCTGTAACCGTAGGGGCTTGAGGTTCTGCGATTGCGCACGAAGTAGGCGAGTTGGTCGGTCACGAACTGGTCAGCGCGACCTGGACCGGCGTAGAGTTCTTGGTCCGCGTTCTCGGAAGCGGTGAACTCCCCGCGTGGGAATCCCCAGAGAATCTGCTGGTACGCGGGCTCGGGGGGCGAAGGGAAGTCACCCCTGTTGTCGAGCAAAACCTTAATCGTGGGGGAATCGACGATATCGAAACCGATGACCTTCTTGCCCAGGTTGTAGCGAGGGTAGACCGGAACTCCGTCATAGGCGAAGTGTTGCCACAAGAACTCGGTCATCCACTCGACCCAGCCACGGTGCGTTGCAACGTAAGGGTTTTCCCAGAACTCGGACAGTTCAATTAGTTGATTGCCGTACTTCTCACGAGCGATGCGCGAAGCCTTTGCGTGGCTCACGTTTTCGATTTCCATGATGTCGTTAATGGCCTGCGGTGACGGTGCGAAGGACCAGTCCATCTTGACGATTTCCGAGACGCGGATTTCGATGCAACGGTGGATGATGTCGCACTGCTCGGTCAGACTGCGCAGCACTCCGAAGGGGACCGAAGTCTGGGTGAGGTTGAGATTCGTACTTACTTGGTATTCGTAGCGACGAGGGAGCGGTCGACCGGACTCGTCGAGCAACTGGTCGATGGGCATCGGGAGCAGTGGAGCGGCAGGTCCGAGGATTGCGCCGAACGCACCACCTGGGCGAGGAAGCGGAACGGACTGCTCACCGACAGCGATGACTCCCTGACCACCTTGAGCAGGCGTTGCGACCGAGTAACCGGAGTTCGCGTAGGGAGAACCGGACATTCCAGCCTTCGACAATTCTTCCGCTACGGCTTTCGCCATCTCTGCGGTTTTGTCACGTCGACTAAAGAGAGCCATGTGTTCCTCGTGGTAAGAAAGTGGGGTGTGTGAAACGTGGAGCGATCATGACTTCGTAATCAGTTCATTCGTGGTCAAGTGCTCTCGGTGCGGTCTGGTTGATTTCTCAGCGACCAAATTCGTACGACGATGTTGGCAGGCCTTTGGTGTCGATGACTCGTAGTTGCTTGTTGCAGCTCGAGCAAGTTCCGGTGTCGTAGGCGTTAGGGAAGCCACAGTGGGGGCAGTTCGGGGCGATGCTGGCGAAGAAGCGGTCGGCACTCGATCCAGTAGCAAGTCCGAGTTCCTGCAGTCCATGCACCAGGGCGTCGAGTCGGTCGGGTGAGTAGCCGGAGTCTGGGACCCAGCCGAGCATCTGGTCCTCGAGTTTCTCGAAGATTCCGACGTGACTCACCCTGCCTTGTTCGTAGAGTGCAGCGATTGGTTCTGCTCGAAGGCGCTTGCCGACTTTGGCGGTGATGCCCTTGTAGGGAACGTTGGCCACCGACTTGATGGTTTGCTCCACCATGTCGCCGCCCTGGTTCTTTTCAGCGACGATGCGGTCAGCACCGAATTCCTCGTAAGCGGCGATGGCACGAGTGGCCCAGCCATTAGGGGACTCACGGCACGAGCGGTCCGCTAGAACGTAACCCCTACCGTCAGTTCCTTTCGCCACCACGATGATGCCGGTTTCGTCGGATTCGGATCCGCTGGTGGTCGCTGGGTCGATTGCCACAATGACTCGCGAGTATTCGACGGTCGGTGAGCGCAGAATCATGGAACTAGTCCAGAGTGCGCCCTCGACATCTTCGATGAGCTCTCCGAACAGTTCTTGCCGGCCGAGTCGGGTCCCTTCGTAGCGACTGCGTAGTTCCGCTAGGGCCGATTCGGATAGGTTGTCCGCGTTGTCGAACGTTGACCCTCGGGTGACTGCGACAGTCCCATCAGTTCGGGACGTAAAAGTCTTTATGAGTTCAGTCGGTCGAGGTGTCGTGGTAATCACAACGCGAGGGTTGCCGATACGCAGGGCTGGGGCGATGCCCTCGGTCCAAGTTTCGGTGTAGCGCCAGGAGCCGAGTTCGTCAATCCAGCCACCAGCGAGGTTCAGTCCTCGAGCGCGTTCTGGGGTGTCGGCGCTCAGGCCGTAGATTCGTGAGCCGTTCCTGAACATCAGGGTTTGCTCGGTCTTGTTGTAGTACTGCAGGTCGGCGCGATCTATTGCTTTGAGCAGTCCAGAAGGGCCTTCGATGCAGATTCGCTTCACGTCTCCAAAGGTCGGGGCCGCGACGAACCAGTCAGTGCCAGGGTTCATCAGGACTTGCTCCACGAGGAAGCGAGAGCCGACCCACGTCTTGCCGAAACCTCGACCACACATCATCAGCCAGATTCGCCAGTCACCCTCGGGGGGCAGTTGATTCGGTCGGGCTTTGGTCCGGTACTCCGAATTACTAAGGTTGGCGATGCTCTTTTGTATGGCTTTCTCGTGGTCTTTTGCCACGAGCGCTCGGAGTTCTCTAGCCTGGCTCAGTTTCGAGTTCAGCAAGGCTTGCTTCGAGGCGTCGGATTTCTGCGTCAATGGCGTCAAGGGTAATGACCTCGTGTTTCACCGGTTGGTCGGTTCCTTCAATCTTAGACCTGCGATCTATGAGCCTTAGCACGAACTCGGCAGCTTTGACATCTCCGGCGATTGCCTGGGGAAGCCACACTGACATCAGTCCGTCGAGTTGCTCGCGCTGGATGGTGCGGTATTCCTCGACGGCTTCGCGAGGGATTTCGGCGAGGGCTCGCTGAACTCGAGCGTAAGCGGTGCTCTTGGAGATTCCCATTTCTTCGGCGATGCGTCCGTAGGAATAACCGAGGCTTCGGTAGCGGACTGTCTGCGTGTCAATTTCCGCTTGCTCGGCGGTGCGCATGGGCTTCGGCATCGTTCGCCTAACTAGGAGTTCGTAAAGACAGAAAACACAGAATACCCTTCAAAGATACCACACTGGTGACATCTGTGCTACATCAACGTCTTGGGCTGGTTCATTGCCTCAACTATGCCCTGTATGATCCACTCCACGACCGGAACTGCCACGGCGTTTCCCATCTGTTTGTACCTGTGAGAATCGGCTTGGGGGATTAGACCTTTTGTTTCGTCTATCCGCTCGGCTGTCCAGCCATCGGGGAACCCTTGTAGGCGCTCGCATTCGGTCGGGGTCAAGCGTCGAACGGTTGCTGGCGGCGTTGCCACCATTGGCGTGTTGTTGCCGCCGGTTCCCATTCGTGCTTGTAATGTTGGAACTGTGTCCTCGGTCATTCTTATCCCATCTCCGTGAGAGCCGGTGTCAAAGATAATGACGGTAGCCCTCGTATCGTTTGCGTTCTCAAAAGCATTTAGT